TCCTATCTGCTTTATGCAGGCTAGAAAAAATGGGTCAAACCTATCGCTGGGTCTCGTTGAATTTACCACGCTTATTTTTTCGCCGGGTGCGCCATCAACCCACGTGCCTGTGCCAAATGAGTAATTGTTAGAATCTTCCCAAGGTTTTTTTACATCGTCATTCAAACTTCCGCCGCTTAATGAATCTTCGGCGGGTCTTTCAACGAAAACTGTTAGCAATGCGTTTATTACCGCCGCCGATAATTCCGCCGCTGAATAGTCGCTAATTTGCTTTAATGTGTCAATTACTGGGGATAGCGTGGGTTCGCCGCGTGTTTGCCCTATCCTATCCGTTTTCATAATTTGCAAAACGTTTCTTGTTCCTGTTTTTCTTCCATAAAACGGGATTCGCTGCCACGTTGCTTGCAGGTTATTAACCCCTATTAGCGTTGCGTGGGGGTGGGGGGTTCTTATGTGAATCGCAATCGGAGTGCCATCTTCATTTCTCTCTATGCCGCCTGCAATCTCCGATGTATCGTTTAAATCGTTTGGGTTGCAAACTCTATCGGCTTCAATTAATTGCACTCGTAAATCATAAGGCATATTCGGGTATGGCTTCCAAGGCAAAAGAACAAAGCAATCTCCGGCTACAAGTTGCGACATAAGTGCCAGTTCCTGCAAATCCGTAAATGTTTGCTGCCTTGAAAAGTCGCAGTTGCGGCTTTCAGACCATAGCCTAAATTCTTGCTTGGTTTTCTTTTGCCACATCTCCGCTTGCTCGCGTTTCATTTTTAAAAATTCATAATCTATGCTGGGTTGCATTTGCAAACCCGAACCTATAACCCCGGCACATATTGTTTTTAACGCGCCTCTTGCCGCTGGCTGGTTGCGGAAAGCATCGCGAGAACGCGAGCGCAATGTATCAAGCGCGGGCAGCAATGCTTCATCTGCTGTTGCAAAAGTCGGCTGCCAATTTCGCATAGATTTTTTATTTGATGCACCTGTATAAGGAGAATTGCGTACTATTTCTTGAACTGAATTTACTGCGGTAAATAAATTTGGCGCGTTTGAATTTGATTTTATTTTAGCTCTCATAAATCCACCGCAGGAATTACGCTGCGGAATGTACGTTGCCCGCCGCCCTTCAAGTTATTTAAAATTGCTTGCCATTCTTTTCGCCCTTCGCGTATTTGCTGTAAATTCGCTCGCGTAAGTTGTTGCCCTCCAATTTGGTAAGATTGGCTCGTTAAAACAGCTTTCTCTGCCTTTATATATTCTAAAACCATATCTCTAGCAAGGTTAGCGTCAATGCAATTAAGTGCGTTATTTTTCCGCAGTTCTTCCGCTCGTTCTTGTTCTTCTATGGTTGCCATATATGTATAATTATTTTCTAGTTTTTTACTAGAAAATTTATTACCCTCTGTTTCAAACTCCAAACATAAATATAAAATACTAAACCGCTAGATTAATTCCAGAATGTTTTTGCGGGTATTTTGCATTTACCTTTTCGTTTTGCTGCACAGGTTTAGGCTCTGATTTTTCCACATTGATTTTTTCCGAATTAGGTTTTTCTGCATTGGCGACTTTTTCCATTGCCTCGGCTCGTGCCGTTAAACGAATTAAATCCTTTTCTAAAAACCGAATCGCAACCAAATTATACACATCTAAATCTAGGGGTTCGTTTCTTGCGTTATTATCCTTATGCCATTCAAGCCGTTTAAATCCACGTTTATAGACTATGACTTTTTTCTCGGCAATTAACCCCGCAAAAAACGCAGCATTGAATCCTGTTTTTTCGTCCATTGGAAAATGATAATATCCCGGGCCAGCGGTTTCAATTTTTAAGCGGGAATATATAAGCTCTTTTGCTTGGTTTGTTCCGCAGTAAAATATCGCTGCTTTATTTATTGTATTTCGCGAGGGTTTATTCATTAGGGGTTTGGTTGGTACTGAACTTCCACGCACCGCGAAAACTCGCATGCGCTCGCGGGGTTTGGTATAACTATAAACGGTATCTGAATTATAGCCGCAGTCAATCATTATGCAAACTACTCTTATTTCCGTTCCATCAATTTTCTTATAGCCTTTGGTTCTTAAAATATCCAACTGCTCCCAAGGGGTGGGAAAATCTCTGTCCGGTGAAGTTAGTTCCGATGTGTCGCCATAAAGATAACCATATTCTATCCCCCAGCTTTCTTCATATTTGCCCCAGCCTTTTACCAAATATTCCAAGCGGTATTTTTGCACATCAACCGCCATTGTCAATAAAAGAACTTCTGGAGGAACTTCGCAAATATATTGCTCACGCCTGCGCTCCAAATATTCATTAGCGATGCTTTCCCCCGAATCTTCCCAAGGCAGTCCAAGAATCGTATTGTAAAATGTTTTTCGTTTTTCAATGTCGCTGCGAGCCGCTTCAAATTTGCGCACCACTTGAACCCAAGAAAACCAGCCAATAGGGGAATATAGGCTGCTTAAATGAAATCCAACGCGGTGATGCCCGGGATTTTCTGCAACCCATTTTCCTTTTTTGAGCATTTCGGTTTTTTGGTATTCTTCAATTTCGCCTCCGCAATGCGGGCAATAACATTTAACAGTTTCGGGCTTGCCTTTTTCCCAATGCAAATGCTCAAACTTTAAAACGAAATAGCCGCTATTCGGTTGGGATTTATCGCCCCCGCAATGCGGGCAGGGCAAATAAAAATATCTTTGGTCGGAGTTTAAAAATAAATTCCACGAGGGCGATGTTTGTATTTGCGTTGGAGTGCTTAAATAAAAAGTTTTTGCGCGTGGATATGTCGCTATTCTTGCTCCCACTAAATCTAATGGGTCTCCTTCCTTGCCTGCCGAAATTGGGTATCTATCTATTTCATCGCAAATAATATTTCCCATTGGCATAGATGCCAAGGAAGCTGGGGAATTTGCGCCACTGATTCTAACGTAGCCTCCGGGATATATTTTTTCTTGCAAGCTGCTACCTGCCTTTTTTCCTTCGCCCACCTTATCCCTAATTTCCTTGCATAATTGAATTGAGGGCGTTAATCTTTGCTTTGAAAAACTCGTTGCCATTGTGTCGGTCGGTTGCAAAATCAAAAATGGCCCGGGCTGCAAATCTATACTATACATTAGCCAATTTATTGCGCTCTCGGTTGCCCCGATTTGCGAACCCTTGCAAAAAATAATTTCTTTGGTTCGGCTTTGAGGGCTTAATTCTTTCATAATATCTACCAAATAGGGCGTACGTTCGTTGCGCCATAGTCCGGGTGTGCTAGAACTGCTTTGGGGCAATACCCGCCGCTGTGCCGCCCATTCTGCTACGTTTAATTCGGGTGTCGCTCTGAAAACGCTGAAAAATCCCTTCCAAAACGGCTTATCGTTAAAATCTTCCATTTCAATTACATAATTTAGTTTTTATTTCGTTTCAATGGAACATTTTTTAATTATTTCCTCTTTTAAAATATTCACTTCCCTAGTTAATTTTAAATGAAAATCGTGCTCATCGGATTTTTTCATACTGGATAGTTCGGGGGCTAAACGCGCAGCCCAAGAATCCAAAGCTCCCATTAAAACTATGCCTAATTCCGCGCCCTGTTTTTCGGCTAAATCTTTATCTATCAATTTACCTACTAATGCCTCATATTTTACCTGCTGAGTTTTTGCTTTAACCGTCTCGCTAACTACTTTCGCTTTCAAAAAATGTTTTGAATTTTCGCTAGGCTCCCCGCCGCTTCCTTTTGGCCTACCGCCTTTTAATTCGTTTGGCAATAATGCCGCGCCGTCCTGTGTGGCTTCCACGTGTTCCGTTTGCTCGTATTCCTTCAATATTTTATTTAAATCATAAACAGGGATTCCATTGGCATTTTTCCCCGATGCTGTGAATCGCCCTTGGCGTACGCCCTTTGCAAATGCCGAGGGCTTCATACCGAGCGACCGCGCAGCCTCATTGTTCGTTACATATTTTTTTGGCATCGGTTGTAATTTACAAATATCAAGCGTCACGCAATTCTTGATATTTCTCCAATGCGCATAATTCTATATGGTCTCGCAATTCTTTGGATAGCGGGTAAAATATCCAAGGATATACAATGTCGTCTTTTTGGGAATGCTGCGGATATGCCACGTAAAAACCGTGCTCTCCGTCCTCAATTCTAAGCCCTGTAAGCTGTAGTTGCTCATTTAGCACTACTTTTACATCGGCTAGGGTTTTTTGCTTCCTGCTAACTTTGAGGATAGCAACCTCTACTTTTGTGCATTTAAGCGTTTCCATTTGCGCCTCCATTGGTTTTATTTTTTATGTAAGTTAGTGCCGCTTTTTTGCTGGAGAATTTGGCATAGAATGTATAGCTTCCAAATTCGTATTTATCCGCAGCCCAGCCCTTGCCCGATGGTCTTATTTCATATTGGTTCATATTGCCCCCTCAAAGAATTTATCTATCGCTTCTAATGAAGCCGCGTGGTAATCTCCTACCGCTTCCTTATCCTTAAAAATATTGCCTTTATATGGCAAATGCGGGTGTTGCCAATGTCCTGTGTAGAAATCCCAGATAAATGTATAGCCTTTGGCATAGGTGGGCTTTACTCTGCTTTTCCACATATCAACGATTAAATTTTCAGTTTTTGTTTTCATTTTTTCGCCTCCAGCTCTGCAAATTCACAAAATATATATTTGCCATTTTTTGCGAAAATTTTTGGTGCTGTCATTTTTCTACTCCTGTAGGGGGGTTAAATTTTTCTCCCTACACCTTAAATATACATTATTTTTCG